TCATTCATCGTCGTATTCCGATAGCTCTTCATAGATCTCATCAGGAGAGTTGCCGGCCCATATCCGTTTAGCGTAGTCCAATCCGCCGTCCACACTGACGGCTCCGCACGAACATTTTTGAAGATCGTGCAGGCTCTTTGACTCGATGGCATCCCCACACTTGAGGCAGCGCACTGCGTTACGAATCAGATTCGCGGACATTAAACAAATCCTCCACCCGAATCCCGAGCGCCCGAGCTATTCTAAACACATGCTCATCCTCGTGTCGGCTGTTTTTGTCAAATCTAGATATGGATCCCTGCGGCACTCCGGAAAGTGTTGAAAGCTGGGTTTGCGTCATGTTCCGTTCGTCAAGGATTTCCCCTAAGCGCGGCTTCACTATCATTTCGATTCACCTCAAAATAAATATACGATATCGCATAATATATAGTCAAATCCTATTTACATCTTTTATACGATATCGTATAATGTATACAGAAGGTGAACGACAACCTTCGGAAAGGGTGACAAAATGAAAGATTGGGTTTCGCTCCTTACGGCCTGTATCCAGTTTGTAACGGCAATCATGTTACTAAGCGCCGGACGTAAGGTAAAGAAAAAAGGAACCAAACGGCGCGGCCCGCGCAAACGTTAAAGGCTCCTTGTAAGGGAAGGTCGGTTCGCACCCGGCCTTCTCTCCCCCAATCTTAACATAACGCAGTACAAAAATAAACGGAGGTGCGGACTATGGAGACGGTAACGCTGATCGTAATCATTGCGGCCCTAATCATTAGCGTCGCAGCACTCGTCAAGGCAGCTCGTAAATAAGCAGCCCACAGGGGCAGGGAGGTAATGGTGTGCAAGCCGAAGCTAAGATATTGGAGTATGTCGAGCGTAAGCGTGAAGAGCGTATACGATGCTTGCAAAAGCCTGAACGCTACCGCAAGTCGAACGAACTTGAAAAAATCGAAGCCACATTAGTAACGTTGGAGACTCTGGCCATTGAGTGCGGTTTGATTGCGGAATGGACGACATAATCACCGGAGCCCTTCGGGGCTCCCCCAATGGGAGGAGGAATCTGTTATGGAGCGAATAACAGTCATACCGCGCGAAGAGTATCCAGATGCGGATGAGAAACTGCTTGATTATGTGCGTTGGGTCGTAATGGTAGGTGACTGGGGAATCGGAGGGTATAAGACACAAACGGCAGCAGACAAAGCCGCAAAAGCGGCAGAAGCCGAAGGACTCGGTACAATATGAACCGCCTGACGAGCGCATAACGCGCCTATGGGCCTCCAGCGGAGGAGGCCGAAACCTACCGGCTATGCCGGGATGGTCGCGGGAACTCGCTAAGGGCTGGCCGTGTATGGCTGGCCTTTACATAGATGCTCTTTTGACAATATGATAGGTTCAAACGCTATGGAGGTATACCATGGACGTCAAACTGATTAACCACGCCTTTCTGAACGGCCTGACTGAACGGCCTGACTGTTGAGGTTTGGCAGGCTGGAGAGCTGATCGGCAGCAGGCGGGTCGCGGAGCATACGAAGGATTTCATTCGATTGGATGATGGGGATTTTTACACCAAAATAAGCTGCCAAATAAAATTAGCCCGAGAGCCTAAGCCCCAGGGCTGATTGATTACTTCCGGGCCATAATGATCGTGTTCAGCCACGTCAATTGCGACACGGTAAGCTGATCCTTCTCGGCCTTCTCCGGCCACTCCTTGCCGATTGTCCCAGCAGCAGCCAGCTTATTAAGCGCGCTGATCAGCATCGTCTTTTCATTCGCGGTCAGTTTCAATTCGTCCTCATCCTCCTCCGGCGCTGCGGGCTCGTCATATTTCTTGAGCCCATTGGCATTGATAATCGATACAATCTTAGATCCATACTGCGGATCGGTTGCGTAACCGCACAGTCGCAGCGCCTCCGCTTGGACTTCAGGCGTCTTGGCCGCCCTGACTCGGGCATAGCGGGCGAGTTGGAATAGCAAGTCTTGATCCTTGTAGAAATCGTAGATAGTGTCGTAGGCGCGAAATGAAGCGGTAGTATTGACGACCGCCCCGCTCTCTACCTCCCACGTTCCCTTGCGGACAAACTGACCTTTCCAGTAAGCATTCGGCTTGCCACTGCCCACCTTAATGCCTCCGAGATTGTACCAGGGATGGATAACGCCGCCTGTCTCAAGCAGGTTTTGTGCAAGCCGCACCGAGGTAAACAGCGGGCTCCCATCACGACGAGCTCGGATCGCGTCAGGAGCGAGAACCGCGAGAAACTGAGCCTTAGTCAGTTTTGCCATCGCTGTCCGCCTCCGGCAAGCCCGCAAAGCTCGTTAGGTAACTCGTAATCGTCGCCAGCAGGACGGTGCCGCCTACGATGCGCCAATCAACACCGCTAAAAACTGCTGTCGTGCTGATCGATGCGAGCGCCGTCTGAGCTGCCGTCTTAACCGCGCGGATCGTTGCCGCCTTAAGCCATACTGTTGTCATGGTCTCGCCTCCAATTTATCAATGCGTTTATGAGCTGATTTAAGACTCTCATCCATCCGAATAACAGATTCCTGGAGCACGTCGTACCTCTGCCCCTGGACTTTGATATCGACTCGCAAGTCCTCAATGCCACGCTTGATATGGGATAGATCAGCCTGTAAGGTTGCGTCCCTCGAAGCGTCTGCGATGGTATCCTGTTTAACGGTGCGAGCTTTACCCGTCCACCCCAAGGCGATCCCGCTAAGTGTACCGATTACTGCGATTAATGTGATTACGTTTTGCTCCAAGTGATCGCCTCCTCAAAATAAAGAGCCCACGCTATAGCGCGAGCCCCGCTGATGTTATACGATGAAAACATATCCCATTGCTTCGAGATCCTCCCGCACGTTATCGCGAATGTTTACGGGGACTTGATCGATTGTGCGTCGCCCGGCTAGGATCAGCGCGATGTAAGTTGTTATGAATACCTCCATGGTTGCACCTCCTCCCAGAAATAAAATGAGCCTGATCAGCAGACTAAGCATGATCGGCTCCCAGTAACGTTTCGACTTCCTGGCGTATGGTTTCTGGTACGTCTTCTAGCTGCCGCCTCCCCGCCCGCACCAAGTCGGCATATGCTTTTACGATTGCTGTCTTTTCCAAACCCTACACCCCCATGAGGATCATTTCGTATAGCGTAACAATGGCTTCTTTATTATCGAGGTCAGCAATTTTCAATTGCTCGACTTCCTCAGACAACGGCGGACGAAAAACGTGCGGCTGCTCCGGCGATTCTGGATACGAAAAAAGCAGCGAAGGAGTCTCGCCGCTTACGTCAACCCGATATCCGTTACATTCCATGAAGTCCTGAGCGTACTCACCGTATTCCAGTTGCATACATCCGACCGTTTCCGGGACTCGTTCGGCGAGGGAGGCGTAAGCAACAAAGTCTTGTGCGGTCGTCGTTTCGAATACGCTCCCGGATCGCTCTCCGGTGTCTTGAATGACATTACCTGTCGCTAAGTCGTAGTAAATCTTTCTACCGATTTGCATTTACACACCTCGCTATTCTATGGCTGCCCAATTCCATGTAGATAAGGGTGCTCCAAATGTTGGTAACTTAAATCCGGTTGAAGTAACTTCTAACGGAGCTTTATCACCCTTAAGGTTATAGACGGTTGAGTTAACTGATGTACCAGAATATTGAAAGAATTTCGCCGTTTTGGGATACGTGATATCGCCGAATTCGGTATACAATATAACGTTTAGAGGTGCCACCGTATTATAAGCAACCACAAGCGACGGCTTGAACGATAAACCAGTAACTATTAAAGAATAACCGCTTATTGTGGAAGTGTTTATGGCATATTCAAAAGCCTTAGCTGTGCCATCGTCTTTTGCTGATCCTGATGCCGATTTTTTACCTTCAACAAGTGATCCTATCAACCCCAAAAGAGGAACTCCATTTCGGATGTTAGCCGCAATAAAATTCGGGTCGGTAATGGTCACGTTGTCGCTCGTCCCATTACGATAACCGTTCGATGCTCGCAGTTTAAGCGTAGTCCCCGCCACACTGGACGCAAGCGCCGCCGTATCTCCCGCGCGATTAGGCATTGTTCCCGCTACTATCCCGCCGTCGGACCCAATCGTTTTTCCAGTCAGCACATCTGCTGCGGTTGCGGTTCCATACTCACCCCCTTCACCCTGTAAGATAAAAGTTGTTGTCGTTGCGCTATACGCAAACGAGTATATCAGTCCCGCAACTAGTTGCCCGGCAGTAAAGACGTTACCTTTGCTATTTCGCAGATTACGAACCCCTAGGCCATTAACGTCGAGCGTGCATGCACCCGTGTTCGTTGTACCGATCTTAAGGCGCAATCCCATACCATCTAAATAGCCAGTTGGCGCAGGAGATAATGTTGCTGTATACGCATTCGCCCCTACAGTTACCGCAAACCCAGGCTGCCGTACATAATCCGACGTGGACGATTTGCTGTTAAGCTGCGTTTGGATCGAACTGGTCACTCCGTCCAACGTCTGAAACTCCGCATTGGACACGCTGCCGTTCCCGATCTTAGCCGCATCGATCCCGTTTGGAATCTTTGCAACAGGAATATTCGGGATGTTCTCGACCGGCACAACCCCGCCGCTATCCAGCGGAGCAACGCCGCCGGCCACGCCCTTATCGGCCTCAGGGATGTAGGCTCCCGCAGGGACTTCGACGGTCACGTCCTCCGCATTGCCGACTGCTAAATTAAACTTGTACATCTTAGAAAATGGCCCCGAAGCAAAAGCGGGAATGTTGTCGCCCTGGGTGCCAGCGTTAGCGTAGGCGTAAAGGATCTCCCCGTCGTCCGGATCATCAGCAAAAACGCCAAGCTCGCAGGCATGCACCGGCGCAGACAGTCCACTATTTTCGAAGATACCTCGAACCTGCACGGAATTTCCGTTACGCGTCATCGAGTTAATTCCAAAAAAGGAAATCGGATCGATGAGCGCCGTAAGCTGCGCGGGGACTTGCCCGGACAACTGGCCGCGCCCAATCTGCATCCGTGTAAAGTTAATCTCCACGCCTAACTGCCCCTTAGCAATCAGCGCCAAGCCTTTAGCTGTAATCGTCTCTACATTAAATACAGCCATCTCTTACCCTCCCTCTATAGATTGATCGTTACGGTTTGCGTCTCGGCCTCGCTTACTACAGAGCCAATGTAAACCGGATTTTCGGTTTCGCTGACATCGATAATCTCTAGCCCCACGCCTGCCGGTTTAGGGATGATGTATCCGCTCGCCAGCAGCTCCGTGGACACTGCGTCGAGTTGCCCCTCGATGTACACGCTCATCGTCATGTTTTGATTGTCGACGATAGAGATATCGACATCGTTGAACAGGCTGTACCAAATCTCGTATATCTGCGGGACCGTCCCATCCCATAGGTTTTGCGCGATTTTGGCTTTAAGCGCAATCCTATAGTTTTTGTCGTCCAAGCGGGGCGGCGTCCCATCGGTCGGCTGAAAGTTGAGCAACCGACTGCGGCCGATAATTTCGCCGATCCGATCAAGCTGCACACCGACGGCCGTATCGAGATCAAAGGCGGCATACATGGCCTTGGCCGTCTCCATTGTATCGACGACAGGCGTCAAAGCCGCCGTCAGCCACGCCATAAATTTGGGCTGCAGCTTATGCTGGGACGTGATTAAGTCCAGATAGGATTGAACCGGCAATGCCCCCACCTCCTACGTAACATTGACCGTAATGTTCGCGACATCACCCAACGTCACCTCATTAAAATCGATTACGATATCTGCCGTACCCTGTGAGTTGCCATGGCGAGCTGCCGTAATCCCCAGCACCGAAAAATAGGGCTTAGTGGGCACAGGGTTAGCCATGACCGCAGCGCCCCACAGGCTCGATATCAATAGATCATCCCCGATCGAGAGGCTGCTGATAAAATCGGCAACCGCGCTCTTGATCAGGTCAGTCGTATCCGTCGTGTATCCGGGTAGCTGCTTGACGTTGACCACAACCACGATCGGCACCTCAGCCGGCCGGTAAAAACGGATCGTCGAGGCAACACCTTGCTGGTCAGTGACGGACACAGAAACATCCCCGTTGGTGTAGCACCCCGGGCCTTTTTTTCTAGCGATCGCTTCGCCGATATCAGCGTCAGCGCCACCTTCGACAACTGCCGTAATCGAATGCCCCGGCAAACCGTTTTCATCGTCGACGTTCGTCTCATTTTCATAGACCACAAAACGGCCGACACCGCTCACGGCAGCTATCGCCCCTTTGATACCCTCCATTACCGTCCGGCTCGGCTGCGCGGTGCTGATCGTCTGGCGCGACCGGAGCTGTGCGTCGCTCTCCTGATCGGCGCCGACCGTGGCCGGGTCTGTATTGGTGACGGACGTCCAGCCAAACGTCGGCGTTACGATCTTGCTCAGCTCGCCTGGATCGGCTGTGATTGGTCCCGGCACTTGGCACGTCGCGTATGCGGTCACTGTACCGCTCGACCCGATGATGATCGGGCTATTGAGGCTCCAAGGATTATCGCTCGCGTCGGCGATGATGCCGCCGGTGATAGTCGTCCCAGTTGTGCCCGTGATCGTCACGTAACAGGTCGACGCCACAGCCTTAAGCCGCTTGATGCCGTTGAGCTTGATCAATGTGTCAAGCGGTACGCCGATCGCCGTCGCTGGGGATCGCGAGTTATACGCCGCCTGCTCCGCCAGAAACGCGTCATAGACGGCGTTTGCAACAACGGATATCCATTGGTAATCCTGGCTGTCGATTTCGAGATAGATGTCCGCCCCGAAGATCGTCCGCGCCTGTGCAATATAATAATCGCGGATATCCGTGTACGTCGGCATGTGATAGCCGGACTCATCTATATAGGGTGCAAAATAGGCCACTAAAAACTCACCTCCACGGCGGCGTCTCCGTACTGCGTCTCGACAGTACAGGATAAAGAGTAGGTCCGCTGATCGTAGACTCCTTTAAAATCCTTGATATTGATTACGCCTTGCGTATCAGCGATTACGCCTTGCACAAGCAAGTCAACAGCTTGCTGGTGATCCGGTGTACCGGGTTGGCCGAGGATGCGGTCAAAGAGCGGCAGTCCTTTGTCCTTGTCCTCCCACCACTCGCCATACAGCAGCAGTAGCCTCGTCTTGGTCGCCTGGCTGACGGCCAGCGTGTCGGATATAAAGTCCTGTTGCCCTCGTCCAAAGCTGTAATCGCCGTTTGCGAGTTTACGATATTTCATGATCCACGCTCCTAACTCGGTCCCGACGTCTGCCCGCCACCTGCTGGCGCGTTATGGGTATGCATCCCAAAGTTAACGCCGTTGACGCGGACTGCGGGCGCCACCAAATCTATGCCACTGGGGCCGAGGCTGATATAAGCCGATCCGTCCTCGCTGCGGAGCTGGGCGGCATTAGTACTGTAATTGGCGAGCTTGCGCGGCTGGCTCCACGGCCCTAAGATTGCAAAAGCATCGGACAGATCATGCCGGCGCTTTTCGGCTTGGTTTTGGACACCGCTGGACTCGTACCATGCGTCAATGCACATGTCGCCAAACACGACCAGGCATTCGTCGCCTGGCTTCACCGGCAACGTGAGCGCATACCCGCCCGCGCGCGGGACGACAATCGGCACGTCGAGCAGCAGGGGCAGATCGACCCATTGTCTCGCAAACCCGCCTGCAGCGATCCGCTCTCGGAGAGCCGGCTGCACACTGGCCGTCTGCGTCGAGGGGTCAAAGTCATGCACGATCCCAGGCATAGCGACGCGTAGCTCGGCTGCCGAGCTTTCGAGCAGGCGCCGATAAAACTCCTCGGGACTTCCTAACTGCTCGCCTATCGATATAGATGACAAAGTAATCCCTCCTTTACCACGGGTTGTCCGTCGGCAGAGACATCATTCCGGGGATGAGGCCGGCCTGGCTGACCGTCTCGCACTCGCAATGCCAATTATCCCCCCGTGTGTCTCCGAGATACGTAATGCCCACGATACGATATAGTCCCTCTGTGTCGAGGTTGCGCACGACCTGACCGGTCTGGTAGGATTGCGTCCGGATCAGGCTGTTGTCGATGCGCACAAATCCGTTGATCTTCAATCTTGGATTAAGCATGCACTTAAACGAAACGCCGTTGTCGTTTTGTGCGGGCACGCCAATGAGACCTGATGTCGGGTCGAGGTCAAACACCTCGTCGTCCGGCAGGTCCGTCGCTTTAATGATGTTGACTTTGCCATCCTCGATGTAAAACGTGGCCGACTGCGACTGTGCGAGCTGGCGCAGATAGTCCTTAGCGAGTCCAAATACAACCTTGCCGCGCGGAAGCTTACCCTTGGAAAATCCGTCTGAGACTTGTCCCAACTGTGCCGGCACCTTGGATTTAGTGACTAGGTTGTCGACTTGGCTCCGGGCCGTCTGGCCTTTGAGCAAAGAAAACCCGACAAATCCGTTGACGTAAAAACGATCCCCGTCAAGAGCGCGCAGCGTTAAGCGATACGTTACGCTGTCCTCTTTATCGCGGATCGGTTGGATGATGTTGCCGTCGAATATGAGCCCGTACTGCTCTCCCTCGTAGCCCGCCTCTACGATGATCCGGCTGCCCTCTTGGATCAGGGCGTTTTCCGTGTCTGGCGACATGTTGTATATGACGACCTCGGAGAAATTGGGCTGCTGCATGATCGTCTTTTCGATTCGGAACGTACAGCGGAGCTGGGACACGTCCAAGGCGTCGCCGTTTGCATTGCTGACAATCACCCGATAGCGCCGGCCGTATAGCACGTTACCAAAGCGCTCGCTATTAGCGACTATCCCGTAATTGCTTGCGGGGATCGTCACGCCAGAAAACTCACTTGTCGCGGTGGTGCTGGCGCTATTGTCTCCCGAGCCAAAGCCCGCACCTATAGCGGCAGCCGTCGCAGCACTGTTGCCGCTGTACTTAAGCCAGATTTTAAGGCGGCGCTGGTAGTCGCTGTCGGGGATTCCTTTACCGACGTAATACTCCGAAAACTTTCGGAAATTCTTACCCGCCCCATTCCACGTCTTTTTTATGACGTGTACAGCTACGCACATCGAGAAAGCATCATTGCTTAATGTGAGTTGTTGCAACTCAGCATGGGTTGGCGGCAGTGTCAGCCGATATTTGTTGGCTGCATACTCAAACGCGTATCGATGCCACTGAGGTTGTACTTGCCCATACCCTAACGAGTCCCCACCATCCCCTAAGATGTTTCGACCGCTCGTCTCAGCCTCAACCGTCGCCAACACAATATTAAGGTCAGCGCCTTGGTCATTTGCTTCGCTGGCTGCTAATGCTTTCCAGTCACTCAAGCGTATCACCCCATACCAAGGCCCATTCTGTGCCGAGATTGCTGACTCCGGGTCGATCTTTTGCAAGCGAGCTTGTCGGAGCGATCACTGCGCTTCCGATGCCCATATACTCAAATTGCTCCAATAGGTTAGCTCCTGGATACTCTCCCGTTACAAGAGGGACTCCGTCCAGTAACTGCGTGTTGGTACGGACGTCCCTTATGGACATTGCCCAGTAATCTGCAACAGAGTTATAAGTAATGCCGAAAGCAAGGATTATATTTTTGTTGTCTATCGGAAGAGTACAGGTAAAAGACTGGTTGGCATTAGGTACGATCGGTACTTTGACGAATGGCAT